TCAGCCTTTTGCCTGATCGCGGTGGGAAGACAGCGCGGAAAAGCGAACTTTCTGGGCCGGTGTCATGCGGTGGCGGTACTGCGTCAGCAGTGTTTCCGCCTGACGCGTCCGTCCGCTTTTGCGGTATGCGTTAATAACCCGCTCCAGACTTTCTGCCGCCGTAGAGCTGAGAGAGGCGGTGTTGCCCGTGCTGGATACGGCAGGTTTTTCCGGGTCGGAAAAGTGCATCCCTTTTTGCTCGGCTGCCGCTTTGTCCATATAGTAATCCAGCAGCAGCTGATAGTTTTTCAAATCCCGGCTGCTGATTTTATCATATTCATCCTGCGCCTGCGCGACTTCTTTCTGCCATGCGTTCACCTGATCCTGCCAGCGGCTATATTCGGCATTGTCCTGCCCCTGCAGCAGCTTATAGCGATCCAGCAGGGCCTCACCGGCATCGCGGTAGCGCGAATAGGCTGCCGATTGCAGCTGCGGCAGCACATCGGACAGCTGCCGGAGATATTGCTGGTAGGACTGTTGGGCGGCAGATTGGGCGTAGCTGGAGCCGTAGCCTCCGGTGAGATGGGCGGCCTGTCCCAATGTGTCGCGCATGGCGGCCTGACCCTGCCGGGCATACTGTGCGGCATAGGACTGAAATGCCGTGTCAGATGCGGGGTCGTAGGAAAAACCGGGGCGGCTGCTGATCTCCTGATAAAGGGCCTCCAGCTGCGCGGTAAAGCCGGACTGGTAATCCTTCGGCTTTTGGCCGGCCAGCGTATCGGCATTTTTTTTCGCGGCCAGCGCGGCGTCGGAGGGGGCATATCCCTGCTCCAGCTGCTTCAGCGCCGCGGCGGTTGTCGAGGAGACTGTGCCGGTGGGGACGATGCCGCTGCTGCCGGCGCTGCTGCGCACATTGCCGGGATAGCCGCCCTGTACGCCGTCGCTGCCGCTGTCCTGCGCCAGAAGGCTGCCCCATGTTTCTTTCCCGGCGATGCCGTCCAGCTTCAGACCGTATTTTTCCTGATAATCCCGCACGGCGGCCTGCGTTTTTTCACCGAAAATGCCGTCAACGTCCAGATCATAACCGTGCTCATTGAGCGTGGTCTGAAGCTTTGTGACGGCGCTGCCCGTGGAGCCGTAGCCCACCTGACGGTAAGTAGATGCCATAGTGATCCTCTCCTTTGCGTAATATGGTGTTTTGTGCTCAGCTGAGGCGCTGCCAGACGTAGACGGCCAGATAGGGCGGCAGGATGGAGAAGGCCTCTCCCGCACCTGCGGCCTGCGACAGCAGATCTACACTGTGGTTGTGGCTGAAACTGACAGCATCGGTACGCAGGTCACGGCTGCCGCTGCCGCCGCCCCAGCTTTCGGCATAGGCGCCGCTGCCGCTGCCGCCCTGCGCAATGTTGGGCAGGCCGTGGTCGTGAGAGAATTCCTCCGCCTGCGTGCTGCCCGTGACCCGGTGGGTGTGGGGCGGCAGCTGCTGTTCTGTCAGGGTGTGCTGTGCCTGCCCGCCGGTACTGCCTGCGGCATAAACCGAACCGGCCGCCAGCAGAAAGCGGTCCTGAATCTGCTTCCATGTGCCGCCCAGAACGGTGCCGGGGTCTGTTGATGCGGCGGAAAAATACAGCGATCCCACTGGATACAGAAGATCCACCAGTGTTTTGCCGCCAACTGTCAGACTGCCCACCGCCGCGTTGCCCGCCACGGACAGCGCACCGTCAAAGCTGGCGTCCCATGCACATTGCAGCGCAGGCGCGTCTGCCAGCTTGCCGAATGCCGCCCCTACGCCGCCGCTGCGCAGATGAAAGGCCACGGCCGCGTTGGAGGAGGTGTAGCTGACGGCCCGGATGCTGCCCACGGTGTCCACGGCGGATAGCTCCACCTCATAGGTGGAATCCCGCTCCAGCGTTGTGGCGATCTGCGTGGTCAGAGCGCTGAGCAGTGTGGTATAGTCGCCATAGCTGCCGCCAACCTTACGGTAGCGTGCCCGCAGCGTTATGGTGTTGCGCCCATCCAGCGGCCAGCAGGAGCCGGCGGCCTTTACCCGCAGACATGCGCCGCCGCTGTCCTCCACGCCTGCGGCATTGCAGCGGTAGACCACCGAGGTTTGCAGGGCGGGCATCTGGTAATCAAATATCGATACCGGCGCCCCAGTAACGGTTGTGGTGCGGCCGCGGGAATCGGTGATCACGGCGGTGGGTGTCAGTGTTCCTGCCATGCCGATGGGGGCCGTGGTGCCGGAAAAACCGTTTACCGTCTGACCGGCAAAGGTGAAGCGGCAGCTTGCCAGAGATGCGCCGCCTGTGGCGCTGGCCTGCACTTCATATTGCAGCCGGCTCATGCCGCGTACCCACAGACCCCATTGCGCCAATGTGCGGTTGTCATTTATCAGGGACACGGCCAGCGTGGCGCTGGGGCGCATGGTATCCGGTACATAGGCGGTAAAGGCGTAGGTCTTGGTGCAGAAGTTGGGATTGCTGAGCTGGGGGATACTGCTGTTAAAGGCCGCCGTCATTGTCAGCGTTCCCTCGCCTGAAACACTGTCGGGAAGCAGCAGCGTCAGGCTTTCATCCGGTGTCCAGCTGTACACGACCCGGGTATCATTTTGAGAAATGACCGTCAGTTGGGAAGCGTCGATCAGCGCGCTGACACCCTGAAAGCTGTAACGAAAGGAAAAACTGTACAGGGCAGAGGGACGGGTCGCCACCAGTGTATTGGCCTGACCAATGGTAATATCACCCCAGCTGAGGGAAAAATCTTTTTCGGTAATCGCCACGTTTTAACCTCCGATCCACTTGAACGCCAATCCGCTGCCGCTGTCCATACGCCACGACCCGATGCTGATACTGTCCAGTACGGTGATGTTGGTGATATACAGGCGGTTGTTGGACACGTAGGCAATTTCGGTGCTGTCCTGCCAAAAGCTGAGCTTCTGTGCGGTGAATACCGCCCGGAAGTTGTTCTGCTTCACCACCTGCCGCCCATCCACTTCGGTGGTGGTCAGATTTTGCCCCACCGCCACGCCGTATACCGGGGAGGGCCCCTCATAGTACACGATGCCGGTGCGGATATAACCCTCCGTGTCCAGCCGATAGCTGGAAAAGGCGGCGTCCACCGCCGCCACATTGGCGGCCAGATCGCTGCAGAAGCTGTAATACTGTGTCAGTGCTTCAGGATTGGCCTCCAGATACGCGCTCAGCCGCTGCACATAGGTGCCGAACTGGGAGGCAGCCACATACTCCTCTCCAAGCCGCAGCTCCAGCTGCTCCATATTTCGGGATATCTGCTTGGCGGTTTTGACGATCATGGCCCGCAGGTTCTGGAATTGCTCGTTGTCTGCAGATGAGACATCGGCGGCAGAGGCGGAGGCACCGGTGCTGCGGCGTGCCGCGCTGCTGCCTGACGGTGCTGCGGTACCGCCCTCCAGCGCCGTCAGCGCCATGTTCAGCTGCTGGGCCATTTGAAAGAGATAGGAATACTGCTGGGTCAGCTGCTGCTGCAGCGATCCGTTGGGGTAAGGCGGCATGGGAAAATCACTCACGGCAGATCACTTCCTTTTTCATATACGGCGCTGATGCTGTAAATACGGCAGCCGCCGCTTCCGCTGAGCCGCAGCCGCATATGGGGGCAGCGGACCGGCCGCACGCTCAGCAGTCCCTGACGCAGCTGCCGCCCATCGCCCTGTATGCTTCCGGCATATTGCCAGGCCCTTCCGTCGTCATAGCTGATATATGCCTTCACGGACGCTCCGCTTTCGGGCAGCAGCCGCAGCTCGAGCCGCTGCAGGTATTTCTGCTCGGGCATGTCCAACCCCAGCTCGCCGGTTTCGGCGTACCATGCCGGATCCGCCTCATCGCTCTGCGTGTTGCCGTGAAGCGCCGTGATGCCATGCTCCGTCAATCCGTACAGCACGCCGCCTGCAGCGGCAAACTGTTTTACCCGGAGTCCGTCCTGACGGTGCCATAGTCCGCGCGCGGTATCATAAACAAAGAGATGATTTTCTCCGTTCCGCTGGGCCGATAACCAGTATTGTCCCTCCGCCCCGCCGCCGACGGCATTTTCGTACCGTTCATCCCCAAAGGCGGCCGATACCGGCTGCGGCATGCTGCCGTCAAAGGCGTAAATGCCCAGCGTGCCGTGAAAATACAGCACGCCATCCACCACCGCCGGCGAGCGGCCGCTGCCCGGCCTGATCCCGGGACACTGCAGCGATGTGATCTGGTGGGCGCCGGTGCCGCTGATGTACAGGCGCTCCATGCTGTGTTCCTTGAAAAACAGCACTGTGCCCAGATAAGCCGCCGCCCCGGTAAAGGGACCGTCAGATCCACGGTCAGCGGCATAGCTGTCGGTGGCAAGGCCGGAAAAGGCGTTCCAGTTGCGAAAATCCCCCAATGCGCTGCCGTATATGGCGTTGACGCTTTTCCCGTCCACGATGCCGTATTTGCAGCCCCACAGCCGGTTACTGCATTCCACAACAAAGTCCATATCCGGAACATAGCGGCGTACCGTCACGGAGGTGGTCTGCTCGCCTTCAATCACCGCCGCAGCACCGATAACAATGGTGTTGTCGCTGCATTGCAGCAGCGTCCATGTGCCGTCCGCTGCTGCCCCGGTGCAGCCGGAAACGGTCACGCCGTCTCCTGCGGAAAAGCCTTTGCCGATATTGGCGGCGCTGATTTTCATGGCGACGTCCCCTACAGCCTGCCACATGACGCCGTCATACTGCATCAGCACATTGCCGCTACCGGTGTCCAGCCACAGTGCACCGCTTTCGGCACCTGACGGCGCGGCGGCACCGGTGGTGTAATCGCTGTAGTCCGTTCCGTTGCTGCGGCACAGGGAAAAGGTAACGGTTCCGGTAGTTTGACTGGTGTTCTCCATGCTCCCCTTATCGCTGAGATCCTGTGTGTTGACATATTTTTTGTCCGGCCAGATCAACAGATACGCACCCATGGATACCAGCTGCTTTTCCCCGTCTGTCAGCACCAGGTCGATGGCGGCGCCATTGATATACAGCGTGCCGCCCTCTACCCAGATCAGGCAGTCTTTCGCAGTCAGGGCATTCGGCCTCTCCAGCGTCATTACTGTTTTGCGCTTCCCCCGAACCGACAGTGTGGGATAGCCGTCCCCCGTCAGGTTTTCCATCCGCCTAAAGGCCCCCAGCGCCGTGCGCGGCCGCGCATCGTAGCCGGAAAATTTGCTGACCGTCACGCGCTGCTGCGCCGGCGCGGGAAGCTGCGATAAAAACATGGTATTTCTTCCCTCCTTTTACCGGGCGGGAGAGAATCCTCTCTCCCGCCCTTGATTATGAAAAAGCTTCGCAGAATTCGCCCGCCGCCATGGCGGCAAACTTTCAATAAAGCTCAGCATAGCTTCAGCGCCCGCACACCGCCTGTGGCCGCCGCTGTACGGCATACATAATCCCGGTAGGTTACAAACGCATTGTTCCAGCATGCGGCGGCGCTGTTATAGCGGGCCATCTCGCCGTTGCAGTAGTGGATCTGCGCCTCAACATAATGGCGGTATAGTTCGTCATAAGGCGTCTCCACCGACAAAGATGTCTCATCCGTCAGTGCGGGCAGCGCGCCGCTCGCGCGGCGGATCTCCCGCAGCACAAAGCCTTCCGCCTGTGCCAGCCACCGCAGCTTTTCCGCCCGGCTGTACTGGTTGGGTATCAGGGCATCCACCTGCTCTAAAACCTGTGCGGCAGTGATATTGCCCATTGCCTTCACCTCCTTAACCGGCCATTTTATCCACATAGCGGCGTGCGGTATCTGCCATCATCCGGGCGTTTTCCAGCACCTCCGCCACATAATCCGGCACCTGTACCTGCACGCCTTTCATGATTTTCCAGCTGCGGCCGTTAACGGAAACGATCACGAAGTTTTCCTCCTGCTTGCGGCCTCTGGGAATGGTCACGCTGACCATCTTTTCGGCCATGTCCTGATTTTTTGCCATATTTCCTTCCTCCTGTTGTAATACTGCAAGAGCCGAAAGACCCTGCTGAATTCATGCTCGCAGATGCGAAAGCGATAAACTCTGCCGCCTCAGTTTGCCTTATCCTCGCCGGAGTAGCTGGAGCCGCATTCCACGCGGACGATGTACTCGTCGTACAGAATGGCGGCGGCGTGGATGCCCTTCCAACCCACACTGGAGCGCTGATCCAGAGGATCGGCGGTGCCGGAGGAACCTCTGGGTTTGACAATGACCTCGGTGCCTTCGCTCAGATCCACCACGCCGTAAGCGCCTTTGCCGATAAACAGGCAGCCGTAAGCGGCCAGACCATCCTTGCCGCCCTCGCCGGGGTAGATCACATCATTGTCGGCCACGGTGACGGCGCTTTCCAGCGTCAGCTGGCTTGCGGTATTGTCCAGAACCTTTACGCGCTTGCCGCCGCACAGGATATAGCGGCCTGCCAGCGCGCCGGCGGCCACCGTGCCGCCGTCAAAGCTGACGGTTGCGGAATTGCTGGCGGCAGCGCTGGCTGCCAGAGTGCGGCTGTCGCTTGCCAGGTCATTGCCGCGGAAAATTTTGGCCTCCGTGGTTTCCACAAAGCGCACGCCGTGCAGCTCGCCGATCTCGCCGGAAAACAGCTCCGTAGCGGCGGCATACTGGTGGGCGGCGATCCAGTCGGGGTCGTTGCGCAGGTCAAAGGCCACGCTGGGGTGAAGAATGCACACATACTTCCCGTCAAAAGTAGGGGCGTTCATCTTCTTCAGCTGGGTAGCCGCGCGGGCCACCAGCTCGGCGGTCAGGGTGCAGCTCTTGTCCAGCTGGCAGCGGTGCAGCACCTCGGATTTCTTGCCGTCAGTATCCTTACCGGGGGCGTAGATCACATGGTTGCCCTGCTGGATCTCGTTGCGGGTCACGGTATCCAGCGTCAGACCCATGTTGGCGCCGTGGCGGTCGGTGATCTCCAGTACCACATCGTCAATAGCGGTCAGGTCCAGCATATCAGACACGGTGGTGTAGTCGCCGTACTGGCTCAGCTCCTTGGTGATGTAGCTGACAGTGATGCCGCTGCCGTCGGGAGTTACGCCTTCAGTCAGAGGCGTCAGCGCCTTGTCAAAGGAACCGAATTTGCGCCACTCAACGGTCTTGCCGCCGCCCACAGGCAGAGGCTTGGTGGCGGCAAACTGGTTGTGCACCAGCGCGGGTTTGGCATTTTCCAGAAGCTCCATACCATAGTAGGTTTTCATTTCGGCGCTGAGACTCTGCGCTCCGGTGGTCTGCACATTGCTGTCGGCAAAGCGCTGCAAATCGAAGGAATATTCGTTCATGTCCATACTCTCCTTTATCAATTCATTGTGTTTGTTCCCCGGCGTCGGGAACGGTCTGCGCCCGAAAAACACTGCGGTAGCCCGCGAACCCGCCCGAATGTTCGGACATCTATGTCAAAAATCCGATCAAAACCGGATTTTTTCGCCCTTCCGCACCCGCTTGCGGATCTCTGCCAGCTCATCAGGCGTCAGCGATCTGGGATCGCTGCGTGTTACGGCGGCTGCTGCCGCCGTTTTCCGCAATGCGCCGCCCGCCGCTGGCAACGGCGCGGCTGGCCTGTTCTCTGCCGCGCCGGGCGGCAAAGCGCATGGCCTGCGCCAGCAGCTCCCGGTGATGGATTGCCTCATAGGCGGTGCGTCCGTCGATACCTGCCGCGATCAGGCGGCCAAAGGTTGGGTCCCGCATTTCCTGCTGCCAATCAAAGTCGCCATACAGGCGCCGAATGTTTTCAGCCTCCTGTGTCAGCCGTTCCACGCATTCGGCTTCATAGCGGCGCTGCTCATTGGCATGGCGGTGCAGCAGCTCATTTTCCCGGCGCAGCGTCCGCAGGCGTCCCTCCAGAATCTTCTGTACCCGCGCCTGAAAAAGCTCCTTGCATCGACCTTGGATCAGCTCTTCAAATTCCGCAGCGGCGGCATTGTCCGTTCCGTTGTTTTCAGGTGTATCGTTTGTCTGTTCATGTTCGTCGTGCATGCGCTTACCTCCTTGTTCGCAGGTCGCGGATCTGAACATGATCCGCATAATGCCGTGCCAGCAGGGAGAGTCCCTGCCGTGCCGTTTCCAGTGCGCCGCTGTCCCCGCCAGCGGTGATCATATGCAGTCCCTTGCCCCGGATGTCAAGAATCGGCGTCTGCTCCTCGCGCAGTACCGCTGCTGCGGCTTCCATCAGGATGCTGGCTGCGGCGCATACGATGTCCTGCCCGGCGGCCCCATAGCCGCTGTGCCCGCTGACAGTGATGGCGTGCTCATGAAAGGTAGCTGTGATCATCGGGGCCGCACCGCCTCCCGGGATTGCTTGCGGCTGCGTTCCATAGCGCCGCTTTGCAGGGCAGATGCCTTCCCGGCGGGGAGAGTGCTGCCCGCCATACCGCTGTCCTGTTCGGCGGCCAATGCCTGCGCCAGATGGGTGCCCTTAGCCTCGTCCACAATGGCGGCCAGCTGTGAGATCTGCTGCCGCAGCGCGCTGATCTCTGCCGCCTGCGTTTTGCCCCGCAGCAGCACCTGTGCCAGCTGGTCCTTATTTTTAAACTCCATCAGCTCCAGACAGCGCAGCGCCTGATCCGCCGCTCCATCCCGGAAAAAACCCATCTGAAACAGCTGCAGTGCCAGTTGATTGTGCTCTGCCGTGCGGTAAGGACTTTCCTGTTCCGCACCGATTTCCAGATCAAACTCCGGCACCCGGTAGGAAATATCCGCGCCGTCGTCCATGGGCCGCGGCTGCAAACCGGAGCCGTCATAGCTGATGAATTCCTCGGCGCCCATGGCGCCCAACAGGCGGAATTGACGGGGCAGCTGATAAAACTGGCGGATCAGCTCGATGCACAGCGTTACCACATCGGCAAAGGCTTCGTAACCGTCGTCGATCATGTTGCGGCTTAGCTTCCCGCTGCTCTCCTGCAGAGCGGCGATGGCGGTGCCCGCCGTTACGCCGGACAGCGTGCCGCCGTTGGCCACATCCCGGTTGCCGGCGGTCTCCTTCATCTCTGCGATTTTGTTGTTGAGGATGGCCACATACACGCTGTCAAGACTGCCGGCGTGGATGGGCGCAATGGAATCGGCCCCCAGATTGCCGTTGGTGTGTACAAAAGGCCGTGTCCAGTCGGCGTATTCGCTTTCGTTTACGGCTCCGTCGGAGCGGATGAAAAACCGGGGTGTGGCATTGGCCAGCGTGTTTTTCAGGATGGCCTGATTCATCAGGTCGATCTGCTTCTGGGGACTCTTGCACAGATCCACATAGCCATACCCGCAGGGGGTGCCTTCCTCGGGAAACAGAACGTCAAATACGAAAGGATACTTTCCGTGGTCGTACCAGCCGCGCTGTGCCATGCTGGGGCCGCAGGGAAGACGTTCCATCAAGGGCGTGCCGTCTGTGTTCACGCCGACCGGCTGCAGCTGCGTCGGCTGCGCGGTATCATTTTCCGTGGCATACAGCACGGTTTCTCCCACATACTTGCAGTATTGCAGGATGTGCCGCCCCGCTGCCTCGGTGTGGTAATACCAGTCCACGACGAGCGATTTGCCGGAGGTATCCACCGTGTCGTCATAGAGATAGCGGCTCAGCGTAAAACCGCCTTTTCCCAGCTTTCCTTCCAATTGTGGATACTGCGCCAGCAGCCGCTCGTTGTCCACAAGCTCTGTGGAAAAGAAGTGGGCGCTTTGCTGAATGTCGGTGATGCCCGGTTCCCAGAACAGGTTGAGAAGGTCCATGCGCTTCACGCTGATGTCACCAAGTCCGTTCAGCTTGCCACCATCCCAGAAAACACCGTATACGGCGCAGCCTGATTTCAGCTTGTACCACCATGCGGAGGAATAGGTGCGCTTGAACTGGTTCTTTTTCAGTATTACCGGCAGAATCCGGCTCAGCCTCCGGGCCTCCTGCCTGTCGTCCGGCTCCCGGGGCAGCACGGTGGGAGACGGATAGCAGTCCATTGCGTCAGCGTGCTTTGAAAGAATGCAGTTGACCAGCCAGCCGCTGGCAGGCTGCGGGTCGGCGCCGTTGCCGCCCTGTCCCTCCTTCTCCATCTGCTCCCAGTGACGCAGCTTCCAGAATTGCTCGTTGTCGATAATGCGCTGTTCCAGATGGGCCTTACCCTGCTTGTATTTTTTCAGGATCTCATTGGCCCTACGCAGTTCCTCCGGGCCGATTTTCGGCTTCGAAAGCAGCTGCGCGGCGTTCACGCTGTCCGCTGCCTTTGCTGCCGCCGCGGCATGGCGCGCAATAAGGGACCGGTCCATGTTGTTTTGCTCCAT